ATGACCAATGACACAACGAAAAAGGCCCAGCCCGCCAAAGCGTCCGTGGCTGACGCGCCCTACGACGTCATCTATTTCGCGAAAAAACACCGCATTTCCAACGAGGATGCCAAGGACATCATCGAAAAGCACGGCGCCAATCGCAAAGAGGCGGACAAGGCCGGCCGGCGCATCAGCGTCTGAAGCCGCGCAGGCGTTAATGCATGCCGTCGTCCCAAAACCGCCGCACAGTTTTGGGCGACATGCATGACAGCGCCGCGCGTCTTTTCAGACGCGCAAAGGACGCTGCAACACTTCGGATCGACGCATTGCGCTTCCGAAAATCGATTCCGATTTTCCGGCGGATGCGTTAGCCGCGGCTGGCTTTGCATCTGCTTTCGATGCCACGATGCAACATCGATGGACGAATTAACCCTACTGGCTTACCTTAATATCAGCATACGCTTGAATACATCGACTCCTATGCCATCGTAGCGTCACGATAACACTTCTGGTTCCTGAAGCAGCTCGCCGGAACCGTGGCCCGCTTTTCTTGCGGAGAGGCCGGCTTGCCTTCATAGGGCCCGAGCTCAATCGAATGGAGGGTGCGCCATGAACAACGTCTTGGAATTTCGGGCAAAATGCCCGCATGTCGAAAGCCTGTCCGACTGCCGCGAAGCGCTTGAACCGGCCGTGATGAAGATCGTCAGCGACGCCATCGGCAGAGGATACACGGCCGCGGAAGCCGCCATGGTGGTTGCCGATATCGCCGATGACTACATCCTGATGCTGTCGCGGCAACCACGGCTTTGACACGCTTGCGGGCGCGCAGCTGTGCCTTCTTGAGCCATTGCAGGTGACGGATGACAAACATGGCTTCGCCCGCTGCCGATAGCCGGCAGCAAAGTCCTTCCGTGAACTGTTTGAAGTGGACCGCGCAGCAACTGCAGGGGTAGCAGTGGTACAGGAGACGAGACCTGCCGCGCGATCCGCCGGCAAAACCCCTGATATTGCCGGAAGTTCCCGGCAGAACGACTGCACCACGATCCCGAAAAATCCGCCGAAGGCTCATCGACAACCTGCCCGGGCACGTTGCGACGGTCACACCGACAAGCTCCCGTCGGGCGAAAATCGACAGCCACATCACAACGCCGACGAAAAACCCCGCTGGAGCGGGGCTTTCAGCGGTTCGAAGCGGAGCGAACCGAGCATTCGGCCCACATCTTAAACGCCATCGATATTTAGAATCCAGGCGATAAGGCCTTTGTCTTACACCTCCGCGACGCTGCTTCGTCTCGCTCAATCTTTGAATCAATGCCGTAATGCGGCGTGAGCCGATCTTATGCGCCGCCTTCCACGACCTCTTCACGAATGAGAGCGGTTCAGCTTTCATGGACTGAACCGCTCTCACCTTTTGTATAATGTAATTCCCGGGGAACCGCTTCGCACGTCTCCCGCCTAACGCCACCTTGGCTGGCGCGGCGGAGCATTGGCCTGGATTTCATGCAGCGGCGCCCGCGACCCGAGAAGTTTCTTCAGCTTCTTCTCCTCGGCCGGGCCGATGCCGAATTTGCGGCAATGCTCCGCAACGTCGTGCTCTCGCGGGCCGGGAATGCGAACTTGGCGATTGCTCATGCTCTTCATGTCTGTTTCCTCCTGAGAGGAAAACCAACAGGGCGCAGATTTGTTCGTTAGGGAAGCCTAAAATTTAAGGGTTTGTCTACTTCGGTTTGGGGCGAGTGAGGCTGCTGACGCCCTGGTGCTCGTCGATCAATTGATCTTCAACCAATGCCGAAGCGCCGCCACCGCGCCGTCGCTGGCATAGGCAATCATCCCGCCGATCGTCAGGCCGGCAAAGGCGATCAGGCCTGAAATGCCGTAGCCGATCGTTTTCATCCGCTTCCACTCTTCAAGCGCCGGCCCGACCGCCTCCTGATTTTTCTCGACGGTCTCCTTGAGGCTCTTGATTTCTTCGCGGATCTGCGCATCCGCGCCACCGCTGATCGCCATCCTGGTGTCGAGATGGGCGATCTGCCTGGCCTGCTCGTCGAGCCGCTTGTGGAGCACGGCGCGACTGTCGTGGGCACTTGCCTTTTCGTCGCTGACCTCCTTGCGCAGAAGCGCGACGTTGTCCTCGATGCCGGTCAGTCTTCCCTCGACGCGCCCGAGAGCGCGGAGAATGTCGTCATTGGATGTCATCTCTCTCAGTGCTCGCCTAGGGGTAAAATTTCAGCTTTTCGGATTGCGGCAAGCGGCTGACAAATCGCAAGATCCCTTGCAGCGTCGGATGGACATAAGACGAGACATCGAGGTTCATGCCGTGGGCCAGCAGCGCGGCATTGTCCTGGACGTTGGTGGCAAATATCTCCTGCACCTTATAGTCAGCCGTCCCGTCGCCATTGTCGACGCGGCCATAGGTGTTTCTCGACGTCCATTGACCAGGCTGATATTCGAACATGATGCGGGTGCCGTCCGGCACTGAAGCCGGCAGCTTGATCGTGTCCCACGTCGTCACGCCGTCCTGATTTCCAGGATGCCCGACGACGTTTCCGAGCGGAAACATTTCAGCGGCCGGCGACTTCGTCGGATCAGTGTCAGCCGTGAAGGCAAGCAACTGATCGATGACCTTGGCGTAACGAGAACTTGCCTTGATGGTGGTGTTCACCGTCGCCAAGGTGGTTGTCCATAAGGCGGGAACGGTATAGCCGGCGACCGTCCGGCCGCTGTCCGACGAAGCGGTCATGGTCGGAATTATGGTGACACCAATGACATGGATGCCCGCCCCATAACGCGTTTTGACGCGGTCGACCAAGCCGAGCTTGGCGTTCGACCATGTGCTTGCCGTGGCGCTGTTATCGTTGCGGCCGGACTGGTCGAGTACGAACGTCCAGATATTCTTGCCGCCGTTATATGTGTCCCGGATCGCGTCGATCATGGCCCAGCGCTTGGTTGCCGACGTCGCCAGTTCCTGCACCGACTTCGAGCCGGGGACGCCCATGACGAGGGGTATGACACTCCCCCATACCGGATCTCGGACATCAAGCCAGCGCAGCCACATGCCCATATTGCGCCTGGCATCAGCCGTGGCGGCAATCTCCTGGCGCTCGATGAGGCTATCGGACAGGACCATCGGAACCGGCCGGCCGTCCCAACCCTTGGCCAGAACCATTGCAGGGCCATAGGCAAGAGGCTGCGAGTTGCTCTCATTGCCGACCGTATTATAGAACGTATCGCGGGCTGGCGTACTCACCCCGTTTGCAAGGGCCAGCGCCCGAATGGACGCCAGATCGGCGGCGGCCCAATATTTTTCGCCCCGATGGCGCTGGCAGCGATAGCCGCCAATATAGGTCTGCCCGATCGTACCGTGCCATACCGTTCGGATGCCGAAGACGGACCAGGCCGGCAGGGCGCTTGGCAGCGTCACCTGCCCGTAGACAATGCCGGTCGACGCCGTGACGGTCGCGGCCGCGTTGCCGCCGAAGAGCACCGGGTATTCCGTGCCATCCGGGTGAATGAAGAACACCTCATCGATAGCAATATCGGTATTCGGCAAGATCGTCTCTTGCGGCGCAAGGCCGCCCTCGGTGCAGCCGAAACCCACAAAAGGAATCAGGAAATCGTTGGTTTCGTAGTCAGGTGAGCCGAAGAACAGCTTCGAACATTGATAGTTCAGGTCGGCCGCGTAAGTTTGCGTGAAACCCGCCGGCCAGCGGGTGCCGGTGGCGGCCGGCATATAGCGGCTGGCATCCGGAACCCATGGCGGAGGTATCGCAAGGGCCCCGCCCATCGGCTTCGTCACGGCAAGCGAAATGGCATTCATCATCGGCGTGTTCCGTACGTGCTGGTGAGGTCGTCGTAGAACTGAATGGTGCGCCCCTGGCGGGCATTGGCGCGGTCGAGCGCCTGGCGCTCGCGGGCGAGGATGGCGATGACAGGCCCGCCTTCGACAACAGGCGCATGCGCTTCCTGCCGGCGGAGATCGTCCGGCAACTGCGGCAGAGTAATACCGACCGCCGCCTGCCCCTTCATCACCGCAGCCTTGTTCAAGCGCTCAGTGGCGGAGCAGCCAGTCACGATCAGCAGCAGTGACAGCGCAAGCGCGGTTCTTTTCCGAAAGCTGAAGCTCATAGGATTGGATCTCGGTTTCGAGTGTGTCTCTGGCAGCCTGCTCGGCGGCTTCTGCGGCGGCGAGGCGCTTGCGGTGCTCTTCGCCGGCCTTGGCCGCCGCGTTGCGCTGCCGCTCCATCTCGGCGGCTCTCGCTTCCGCCGCGCTCTTCTCGGCCAGGAGGACGTAGCCGGCGCGCGCCTGCCTTGCCGCCGAGGGATAGCCGATCGAGATGGCATAGAGGTGATAGAGCATCAGGCCGGCGGCGATGCCGGCGCCCATCTTGAGCGTGTCGAGAAGGCCGAACATCAGATGCCCTCGAGGCAGAACTGGCGTTCTTTCTGCCGGCGCCGCGTCAGGCCCGGAAAGACGATGCCTGCGGCGCGATTCCACTTCAAAAGCGCCTCGCAGCCTTCGGCCGTCCGGCCCTGGTTGATGAGCCTGACCGCGCTCGAGCCGCAGGCCGCCTTGACGCCGACATTATAGGCAAAGGAGGTCAGCGCCACGAAACGCGCATCCGGCAGGGGCACGCGCACGCAGCTTTCGATGCCGCTCGCATAAGTCTGCAGTTCCAGCGCCAGGAGCGCCTTGCACTGCTCCACCGTCTTGCGGTCCCCCGGCTTGACGCCATTGGTGCTGCCATAGCAGATCGTCCAGGGCTTTCCCTGCGTCGCCGGATCGGGATAGGCATTCTGGCGCAGCCCCTCGAACGATCCGACGAGCGCCACGGCCATGGCCGCGGCGGCACTACCCTTCTGCAGGCGGTTTGCCATTCAGCTCTCCTGAGATTTTCTGCTGGACGAAAATGCGGGCGATGATCGCCGCAACGGCAAGAAGCCCTGTCGCAACCGACATGGCGAGCTGGATGTAGATGTTGCGGGGCACCCAGGTGGCGGCGGCGAAGGTGTAGACGGGCTCAAGGATGATGAGGAGCAGCGCCAGCGACATGAGGCGCACCGACCAGGCACGCTTCAGCACCTCGCGCCAGTTATGGACGAGCATGGGTGGGCTCCGGATTTTGGATGTGGCGAAGCACCCGGCTCCTGGGTGGAGACGGGGTACGGGGTGAGATTTCAAATGATACGGGGTGGTGTCTCGTTCAACAAAAAGGACACTGAATACCGTTGACTGCGACTCGTAGACGAATGGCGTCGCCAACCACAAGGTCAGGCTCAAGAAGGAGTCAAACCAAAAAACCGCGGCACGATTGTATCGATGAACTGCAGCCGCGGGAGACGCGGCACGTCCCACATTCAACCCCGCTTACAATCCGTATGCGATTTAATTGCGATATTTGACGACTTTCGCCGGTGAACCCACCGCGATCGCATAATCGGGAATATCGGCCGTAACGACGGAATTTGCACCGATCACGGCGCCGGTTCCTATCGTGACGTTCATCAGTATTTTGGCACCCGCACCAATTCAGACGTCATCACCGATTTCGACAAAGCCGATTTCGGCCTTCTGCAGCCTGATCGGTACGTCTCGCCTCATCCCGTGGACGTGATCGATGATCTGGACATTGAGGCGATCAGCACATCGTTGCCTACGGATATGCGGTTCTTAGCAGTGATGATGTTCAGCGCAATCTTGAGGGCTGCAACTGCTAGCGTGGCTGGCCCTGCGCGAGTTCGTCATCTGAACAGAAAGCCTCATGCGCTTCTACCGCAAGGAAAATGAAACCCGTCCGTCCACATCCAGATGTTGCCGGCTGCACCAGCTACTTGCCGGATCTGCTTGCTGGTGTTCGTCCAGATATCCGTAGAACCTATGGCGTAGTTGCTTGCAACTTGAACGGCGCCGACGTTGCCGCCATCACTCACGATGCCCGCGACCAGCACCCCTTGCGCTGGATCCGAAAGCAATGCCGAATTGGTGGCAGACGAAGAGGTGAATTGGAACCGCAGCTTCGCTTTGACCTTCGCCCCATTTGGCACTGTCAGCGCCAGGAGTGCCGAAGTCGTAGAGATAGCGGCGCCGACAGCATCCTTGATCGGCGTCACGAAGGTATATTCGTCACGGGGATACAGGATGAACGGCCGAATGTTCGAGCTGGCGTCGGTCAGAACTACGCCGATGCATTTGACGATGGTGTAGCCGGTGAGCAGCGCCGCGTTGACTCCGGCGATCGTCGCAGAGGTCGACAGCACGACATCGAACGACTGATCGTCATCCTTGCGCAGTGCATACGTGAAGTAGGTGGCGTTTGCCGCAACAGAGCCCGTGTCGAGACCACCAGCGCCAGGCCCGGCCGCGAACGTCCCGTTTATCCGCTTCGTGATCGACGACGAATTGGAAACGAAGCTTGATCCCGACCGAGCGGAGCCGGCCGCGAAGTCGACGTGGGTGTTCGGGCTGCCGCTGTTGTTCGAAAGGATAAGCCCGACAACGAAGTCACCCACAGCGGAACTGTCGGCTTTGCTCAGGAGCCTTGTCATAAGCTTATTCGAAAAGAAGGCGGACCCGCTGCAGATAATGAAGGCAGAGTACCCATCCGGAACGACGAGCGTGGCCGTGCCGTCGATCGTCTCCGAGCCATTCGGATCGATCGTCACATCGCCACCATCGGCAATAACGGCATAGTGCCAGTTTGCGCCGAGCGTTGCGGCTGTGGTCAGGGTCACGGTCGCGTCCGCCGTGAAGCGATGGACAGCGTTGTCGTCGGACGCAAGCGCCGTGTAATCGCCTGACTTGGCCGCATAGACCAGAGCCTGATCGAACGAGACGTCAACGCCGTTCTGCGTGAAGCCAAGCAGGCCGCCGCCCTTCAGATAGAGACCCGTCTGCGGGGTCGAGGCGAAGCCGATGCCCGGGGCGGACACCGTTCCGCCTGCGGCCTTGAGCGGTGCGACCATCAGCGCCGAGCCGTCGCGCGGCAGCGAGTTGGTGATTTCGTTGCCGAGGTCGGTGGTCAGCGCGTTCCACGGCACGGGGTCGATGACCTGGCCGACGGAAGGTGTCGTTCCGGCGGGCTTGGAATAGACGCCGGTTGATGGGTTTCTGGGCATTCATCGTCTCCAAAGAAAAAGGCCCCGCGCATGCGAGGCCATTGGTGGTGTGTTGCGAAGGCGGCCGCATGAGCGGCTGTATTCCCACCGCTTGAGCAACCCAGAGATCGACGCCTCGATCGATCACCTCAAAGTCACGGACATGGCAACGCACCCGTCTCTTCTGAGGCGGGTATTGTCTGTTTGAGATCGGGTAACGGGATTTCCCTCTGGAATAGAAAAGGCGGCTCCGAAAGAGCTGCACTTCTTTCCGCTTACTTCTATAACCTACGTCTGACTATCGTCTCTTGAATAAGAGGTCGGCTCCGTAAACTTTTCCGCTGGTGCCAGTAACGCCGCCATTCCGATCCGTGACGTGCGCCACAAGATCAAATCCCGCCTTGTCAGCTATCTTAATCACAGTCGATTCCGAAAGTGTCTGGTGTGGATAGAAAATGGGCATGTCTTCGAAGCCTTCCGGCACTGGGCCGGCGCCGTTGTCGAAAAGCCTTGAGGTCTGGACCGTGAACCTCTTCCTCCTGGAAAACGCATTGCGTGCCAGGTATGCGTACCTCATTGTTCTCGAAAGAGACTTCCGCCACATCTCGTCCGGATTATCAAGGTACTGCAAGGTTCCGCTACTGTAGAAAACGTCGAATTCGTCTGGTATCTCATCAAGAAATGATATCGACGGGCGGAGAATCTGCGACGCCGAGGCCATTGCTGTCGTCTCGACCACAGCAAAGGACCAGGCTGGAAATCTCCTTTGCAGAACGGCGCAGATTTCACCTGCAGAGCCGCCGAAATCCACAAATCGGCCACTGGCGGAGTTCATAGCTGAAAGTAGTTCAGAAGACGGCTCCACAAAAAGCTCTTCTCGCCCGAGTATCTGTCGAGAACGCTCCACTCGAAACGCTGTGAGATCCCCGCCGGAATAATCCCCTTCTGCCGCCGCTGCCGCTCGCGTCCACGACCAGTAGGTCTTTTCACGCTTGCGCCATTCAGACACAGCGGCTCTTACAGACGCTGGCAAAATTGCTCTTACTAGCTGCTTACTCATTGATATGCTTCCTTGTCCTACAAGCGCAGAGGAGCATCTACAGCTTTGCCGAGAGATTTAAAAGCGTCCCCAGTAATCCCGATATGACCGGTCTGCTTTTTCATCGTGCGACGGAATGCGTGTCGCGCGTTCCGGCGTTCCGAACCTGCGATCGACCGGGGTCGAGAGGGTTTTCCGGCTATTCTGACATACGCCGCCTATATTTTTGTCAGCGCGCCATTCGCGGTGTTCCTGCTGCCAATCCGGATATGGAAGCAGGCGAGGGCGAATGGCGAGGGAACTTTCTTCGGCGTTATCAACGGCCTCTTGGGCGGTGCGCTTGGTTTGATGGTCACGCTCGCAACATTGCTGCTGGTCGCGATACCGATCCAGATCGGCCTTGGTAACCGGCTGACAGCGTGTATCTGTAAACTCACAAGCTTCCAGAAGGATTTTTAGTGCGGAAATTCATATCCATGGCTTACCGTCATCTTGCTGCTGTCGAGAAAGCAATAAAGCGCGTACGAGTGCGTCCATCTTCCAAGGATAGACGGCTTCTTTGGGAGCGTTTTGAAGCCTCGATTGATAGAGCGGCGATCGTCTCCGAACCCCACGTTCCACCTGCTGCAGAGCGCGCTCTGTCAGGGCGTTGGATAAGTTCCGGCTTATGGTGCCGACAAGTGGCAATGACGTTACAGTTGCGCCGATCTTTGGAAATCCAGATGCCACAGCCCCCGCCAGCCCAAGAAGACCGGCACCCGCAGCGCGGCCTCCATCAAGAAGATTCCCGACAGCGCGGGTGGAATTGGAGGCTATGTTTCCTTCATTGACGGCGCGCAGAAGCTTTAACTCTTCGGGCGAGAAAGCCGCCATTTGCTTCTCGTCGAGAAGCAGATTGCCTAGACGCTGTCGCGTCGTCTTGCCCGCGTTTGCCCCGGATTTTGCCGGATCGGGGAGCTCAGTGAGTTTTTGGGAGCGCATTGCGGCTGCCTCATTGGCATTTCCCGCTTTGAGGGCCTGCGCTGCCTCGGAACCGGGTCCAGCCACAACAGCCGCCGGATCATCAGCAGTAATAAACTCGTCCAGCTCGCGAATAGCCTTAGACGCCGCTGACTGCTCGTTGCCGTCATTGACTTTTTTAATATTCTTGAACGTTTCGCGAGCAGAGTACAGCCCCTTGATGTCGGCAATGCTGTCTGGCGGCGGGTTGGCGAGCTCATCGAGGATCTGGTGCGTCTTGCCGGCAAGTTCTGCGGGAAGGCCTTCTTCGTCAAGCTTGCCCTTCGCCGCCTCCGCCATTTTTTTAACGGCATCCGAAGCAAAATCGACGCCGCTGTCCCGCATGGTTTTAGCGTTGCGCAACGCTTCGGCATATAGATCAGCGGCTGACGGAGGCTCAATCATTTTAGGCGTTCGAAGGGTGTTGGTTACACCAGGAATGACGTGCTCGCCAGCCTGAAGGGCGGCGGATCCGGGAATGAACGTAGACGCAAATTCCAACGAGCGGCCAATCGCCTCTGGGCTTGTTCTGCCATCTGGGCCATTCATCTGCACTTTGCCGCTGTAGACGTCACCCGGAAGCATGACAGCGCGTTTTATCGCTCCGATGAAGCCGGCATCTGTATCAAACCAGTTCCTATTTCCGTCGGCATCTTTACTTATAGGTAGAAAGGCCCCTTTGAAGCTCTTGTCGACCGCTCCTGCAGGCCTGGGGAACTGCTGCGAAATCTCGTCAACAATCTTATTCTGCTCCTCCGGGGAGAGGCTTAAAAAGCTATCGTCAACAGTGATACGTTGGCCATTGATATTGATTGTCGTCATTACTTTTCCATGCTCCAAGTGGTTCCGTTCGAGGTCCTGCGCGGCGTGGGAGGCTGCGGGCCTTCAGCAGGCGCAGTTGGGTCTGCCGCCCGAGTGGCTGCCTCGCCCGGCGCCTGGGCAAAACGGACCGGTCGGACCTGCGGGGATGGCTGCTGCTGATCCACGGCCGGAGCGCTGGCGACTTTGGGCGTCGGTCCAACCGTGGACGACGGCAAAGGCAGCGGCGTAGCTTGTAGGCTCCCCTGAGTCACCCCAGACATCCGCGGCTGCACCGGAACGCCGGATACGCCGGGACCGGACGAAGGCAGCTGCGGCGGTGCAGGCAACGGAACCTGAGGGACCGGTTCCGGGGGCGCTAGACTCGCGTCCCTCCTCGTCGCGGCGAGTTCCATCTCACCGTGGGAGGCCGGAGCCTCGTTGCCGCCGAACAGCGACGACAGGAAGCCGGGAGCCTTCGCCGGCGGAGTTGACGGCGCGCCCGTCGACACAGCGGGAGCTTCAGCTGTAGCCGCACGCTGCTGCTGATCCGCTTGCCTGATCTCCAGTCCACCCATCAGCGCCTGCGCCAGCCGCGCCGCGCCCTGCCATGGAGATTGGATCGGGCTCGCATCCATGCCTTGCTGCAGCATGGCGTAGGCCAGCCGCTTGCGCTGGTCGCTGAGGTCGCCCTGTGTTTTGCCGGTATCGCCGCCGAAGATATATGCCATCAGCCGACTGCCCTTTCGTAAGAGACGCGGTCGAAACCGTCTGCGTGTTCGAACACGGCGTCCGGATGGAGCTCGCGCACATCGTCGGACATCAGGCCGATCTGGGTCGGGCCGCCGTCCTTGTAGCGGAAGGCATAGACCGGCAGGCCGTTATCCAGCGTGCCGACGCGTTTGATGTCTTCCTTCAGCCGACGGTCGGACTTTGCCCAGCCGCCGAGCAGCGAGCCGCCGAGACCGAAGAGGCCGCCCATCGCCGCGTTCGACTGTGCGACCTGCCGATCGTAGAGGCCCATCTTTTGGTTGAAATTTTCGTTGATCAGTCCAGCCTGATCCACAGTCGGCAGCTGCGTCGTCGGCGTGTTGACATAGCTCGGCTGGTGGACCTGCGAGCCCGACATCAGTGCCGAAATCTCGTTCAGCGGCTGGTTTCGCTCGGTCAGGATCGAGTTCTGGGCATTCGAATACATGTCGCCGAGATACTGGTCGGATGCGGCCTGCTTGCGTGTCGAAAAATCGCGCAGCGCATTGTCATAGGCGGCCGAGCCCATCGAGATGCCCTTGTCGGCGAGGGTCTGATCGAGGCTCGCCCGATCGCGGTCCCACTGGTTGTTGAAGCCGGACTGCCAGTGATCGTTGACATATTTGTCGACATTGCCGGCGCTGAGGTCGACATTGGTGCCGAGCACGCCCGAAATCTTGCCGGTCTGGTCGTTGGCGAGCCTGGCAAGGCCGAGCTGCGTCTGCTGCGTCTGGTCGTAGATCGCCTGGTTCTCGGGCGAATAGGTCTGATAGGCCGAATAGGTCGGCAGCCGATAGGTCTTGCCGTTCTGGTCGGTCATCGTCTGGTAGCCGCTGACCTTGTATTCCAGCGAGCCGTCCGGCGTGTACTGGTTGGTGTGGCTCAGCCCCGCATTGGCGATGGCGGTGTCGACGTTGGTGGCCGTCTGTGCCGCTGCGGTCTGTGTCGGATCAGGCGCCTTCGGGGCCTTCGGCGTGGAGACCATAGGGAAAATCCTCTTTCATGATTGCGTAAAGCAGCGCGTCGCAGTCGCCGAAATAGGCCTGCTGGCGACCTTCCAGGCGGGCGCCGAGTCTTGCCAGAACCCGCTGGGCTTCGGCATTGTCGGCGCGGGTTCTTGCGGTTGCGCGGCGTCAGCCGAGCTGATGCACGACATAGCGGAAGACCGATCGCATCAGCGCCAGCGTCAGCCGGTCGGCGGCCAGCGAAACTTCGACGTCATGCTCGGTCCAGACGTTGAAGACGAAGCCGGCGATCATCCGGCCGCGGTCGATATGGGCAAGCGTCGTGTAAGGCGGATGGAAGCTCACGCCGATCCTGTTGCCGACCCAGGCTGCGATCTGCTCGCGCGGTTCGGAGACGATCAAATCGGCGCGCCCTTTTCGTAAAGCACGGAGCCGCCGACCACGGCGGCTTCCGAGACGGAGCCGGACGAGCCGGAGATCAGCGCTCGGATCGTCGGCGCCAAGGCCGAACCGGCGCCGCCGGCGGAGGCGAATTTGCGGACAAGCGAAATGCCGGGGAATTTCGCGACACCCCAGACCGCCGTTCCCCACTTCGCCGCCGCATTGTTTTCGACCGAGGACAGAAGTGCTGTTGGAATCTTGGTCTGGTAGTCCACCGAGATGCCGGCATACATCAGCGTGGAAACCCCGATCTGCGCCGTCACCCCGATCAGCTTCGAGAGCTTGGTCGAGAGGCCGTCGCCATAGCGGCTCCAGGCGCCGACCATCAGCGCGTCGATCGCCACGCCATTGTCGTTGGCGCCGACCTCTGCCTCATAAACCGTACCGTCGCCCGCGCCGAAGAACAGCCGGTCCTGCCATGTCGCCCAGCAGGAGGCGGGCATGCCGACGAAGCGGCACCAGGCCCCGGTTTCGGTGTTCATCACATATTGATAGGGGCCGAAGGAGGACGGCAGGTTGACGATCGCCATCTGCCGCGCCGGGAAGCTCGAAAGCTGCCACTCCTCAGAGGTCGTGCCGGTCGCCGCAACGGTCTCACGCCAGGTCGGGCCGATCTTGGCGGTGATCGCCCCGAGGCTGGTGGCACCGCGATCGAGCTGCACGGCCTTGGTGATCGGCACGATACCGTCAGTCGTCATGATCGCCAGATCAGCTCCGACCGACAGCAGGCATCGATCGGTGCCGAGCGGCCGGCCGAGCTTGAAGGTGCCGATCAGGCCCCAATTGGAAGCACTCGAAGGATCGGAGCCCTGGAAAACGATCACCTCGCCTTCCGAGGAGATCAGCACCAGGCACTGCTGCAGGCCCGTCGAAACGGGAATGGTCCAGACATTGATCGCAATCAGCGTGCCGCCATATTTCATGTTGCCGCCGACCGGCAGAACCGTCGCCGTGCCGCTGACGGCGTCGGTGGCGAGATACCAGACATTGGTCGAGTTCTTCTCGATGAACCACAGACGCGAGCGATAGGCCGTCACCGCGATCAGCAGCGATGCGTCCGGAATGCCCGTGATCATCGTCGAGGGAACGTAAGGTGTTGCGACCGCGCCCTTTTCAAGTTGCGCATTGGTGACCGTTCCGGACACGGTGACGACAAGCGTCCCGGCCGCCGGCGTGAAGGTGAGCGACACCCGGTTGGCGACGCCCGTTCCATCAAGCGTGCCGGCGAAGGCGCCGGAAAGGGTGACGGAGCCGGTGCCGAAGAAGCTCAGCGTATAGGCCGTGTTCCTGACGGCAACGTTCTGGTTGGCGAGCGTTGCGGTGCCGACCAGAAAATTGTTCGTCCAGGCAGTGCCGTTGAAGAGCAGCGGCGTGTCGAGGCCGTTGACGAGGCGCAGAAACTCCTGGCCGGCCGGGTTGGTATATTGCTGCACCGACCAATGGGCGCTTGCTATGCCGGAGACGACGGCTGCACCGACAGCGCCGCCTGCCGTCACGTCGAAGATCTTGTCGCCGGCCGCGGCAAACAGCCTGTTGCCGACGCCGGAATAGGGAATGACCGTCTGCACATCGGCGCCAAGGCCGCTGGCGAAGGCGAGGAAGCCGTAGCGGGCGCGCACCCGGTTTGCCTCGGGAAAGAAATTGTCGAGCTGAAACGCCGCATCGGCAGGCATATCCGCCATCTCGACATCGGTTCGCCAGCCGCCGATCGGCGCGATCCAGTCTTTGCCTGGCGAAACGCGGCCGGTGCGCCCGTTTTGAGGGACAGGTCTGCGGGTCATGGGTTGGACACCGTGATCGCGCCGGGCCAATAATTCTCGGGTGCCTGGCCCCTGCCCGGCAGGGAGAGGTCGACGGGGCTTGCGGCGCGATCGGCGCCGATCGCGGCTTCTTTGGATCGCTCGAAACTGGCGATCTCCTCGCCATAGTCGAGGCCCTTGGCCCGCTTCCAGCGCCAGATCAGCGAGAGTTCGAGAAGGTCTTCGGGGAAACGGGCCGTATCGGTATCACCAGCCCAATTGGCGGCATAGGTCGCCTCGCCATTCAGCGCCACCCAGAAGCCGGAAATATACGCATAAGCCATCGTTTCGCCGGCAGCGTTCGGGTGGATATCAAGCTTGCCGCCGGCCATGCGCCAGATCTGCGGAACCGGGTTCGAATTGATGATCCTGTTGCGCTGCCAGGTCTGCGGCTCCACCGGGCCATTCAGCTGCCAGAGGCGCGAGGCATTCCAGATCTTCGAATTGGCGGCGAAGCGGTCCCAGTCAGCCGGCGGCTCGGCCGGCTCCGGGTTGGCGCCGGTTGTTGCGAATTGCCGCTGCACCATGAGCGTTGACCAGTCATGCTCGCGCATCAGGTCGCGGCCGGCGCGGGTGGAGAGGATGCGCAACTGCATGATCTGCGGATCCGCCGAGGACATGACGGCCGTCGGCGGATCGAGGTCGATTTCCGCGCAGACATTCTGAATGATGGTCAGGAGCGACATGCGCGGATCTCCTATTCAGGCGGCGACGCGGCCGCGGGACTTCGCCCCGGCTTGGCGTTCGTTTTCGAGGATCTCGAAGCGCGAGGCCATCTCCCTCATCTGCTCCTGCAGACGCGTTACCTCGTCCTTCAGCCGCTCGTTTTCGGCGGCAAAGGCCGAGGCGGCGCTCGAGTTTTCGGCGGTTGCCAGATAGGCCCGGGCGGCGGCGACGAGTTCGTTCGCACCCATGCCGATCTTCTGCTTGACGGTGTCGGAAAGCGCTGCGAGCTGCTCGACGGTATAGATGTTGACCGCCTCCAGCTCCTTGATCTGGCTGGGCTTCAGATAGGGCCATTGCGCCAGCGGCGTGCCGGTCAGCTGCTCGCGGGCGGCCGCCCCTTCCTTGAAACGCTTGTAGGCATCGAAAAAGCGCTGTTTGTCGTTGTCCGTCACCTCGCGATAGACTTCGGTGTGTTTGTCGCCCGAGATGAAGATGCGGACGAATTCCTTGTCGGCAAAGATCGGCCGGCCCTCCTTCTCCGTCAGAAAGGTCTGTTCGACCGGTTCGAGGCTGAAGGAGGCATAAATTCCGGTGTTGCTGTCGGGCATGGTGTTTGTCTCGCTGTTGATGGCGGGGGAAAGGAAGCGGGCGTTGTGCCGAGGATATGCTGCGCATGAACCGGCTGCCCAGTTCGTGCGGATGGCTGCCCCTCACCCTAACCCTCTCCCCGTTCTGACGGGGAGAGGGGACGTGCCCCGCAAGAAGTTAGTGGGGAACGGAGAGGGTGCGGCATATCCCCTTCGCCCCGTTTACGGGGAGAAGGTGCCGGCAGGCGGATGAGGGGCACGCCACGCATAGAGAGCTGGCGAAACGGGCGCCGAAGCGCCTGTCGACGTCTTGGTTTAGTTCACCTTCGACAGGAACGGACGCATCAGCGTCGCCTCGAGCACGCCCGTCGCGGTGATGGTGATGCCCGTGCCGTTGGCGGTGGCGTTGGCCGAAAGCGTGATGCTCTGGACGACGCCGTTCGGGCTGTAGGTGATGCCCGAGATGGTGGTTCCGCCTGATATGCCGGTGCCGGAGACGGCCGCGCCGATGAACGGGCCGGAACCGGCATTCAGACCGGAAAGGCTCGTCAGCAGGTTGGAGCCGTTGACCGTGGTGGCGGTGAACGTCTGGTTGGCCGCCGCAAAGTTGACGTTGGCGATGGCCTTGGTGGTTGCCGTGGCCGATGCCGGGGCGCTCGCCTGGCCCGCCGTGGTGGTGGTTTCGGCAACGACGAGGCCCGCCGTTGCGGTCGCCACCTGGGACGGCGCCTGGCCATTGCGCTGCAGCCAGACGTAATAGGTGCCCGGTGCAAGGGTGATGGCACCGACCGGCCCGCCGGTCAGCGTCGGCGGCTGGGCGGCGCCCGAGAAGACACCGCAGCGATTGCCGACGACGGCAGCCGCCGTGGTCAGCAGCGAGGCGACATAATCCCTGGTCCACTGGAACCACTGGCCGGGCTGAAGGGTCGTCTGCGAGGCCAGCACCAGCTGGCAATAGACCCATTCAGATTCGCGGTCCCCACCGGCGACGGAGCCGAGGGCGAAGTTCGGACCCGGAATACCGGAGCCGGAAACGATCGGGCCTTCGACGACGAACGGGTTCGCGCCAAGACGATCGGACTGGATTGTTGCGACCGACATTTGCTTTTCCTTTCGTTGACGATCAGGCGAACAACACGCCCTGCAGGAAGGCGTTGTTCATGGTGAGGTTGCCGGCGAAGCCCATGAGCTGCACGAAGGCATCCTGGTTGGTGTTCATGCGCTCGTCGCCGATCGGAGCCATGTCGCGGTCGCGATGCGGGCGATAGAACAGGTACTTGGTGTTCAGGAAGAACATCTGGTTGAGCGGCGCGCCGCCGCCGAAGCCGCCGTCGAAGATCACGTCGGCGCCCATGTATTGCAGCGACTGGAAGCCGGCCATGCCCTTGTCCGCCGAGGTGATGCGCTGGATCGCCTGCAGCGATTCCCAGTAGAGGCGGAAGAAGTTGTTGTCGGCGACGACCAGATCCGGCGCGTCGGAGCCGCGAACGCAGGACATATAGAGCCGGTTCATATAGCTCTGGATGTTGGCATTCGAGGCGGCGGCGCCGCCATCGGCCGAGGCCGAGAATTTCTGGTTGCGCCAGAAACCCCAGGTGGCGCGCGAAATACCGCCGACGGTGCCGGAGGTCGGCGAGGTCGAGATCAACAGCTGCAACCCGCCGATCTGACGCCCGCCATCGGCCGTGCCATCGGAATAGCAGTCGAGCGCGATGTTGTTCTTCAGCGTCGTTTCGGCGTTCTCGATGCGCTGCTCGAGCAGATCGAGGATCGCATCCTCGCCGGAATTCTGCAGCTGTTCGAGGCCCGACATGGAAACGGCAACCGCGGCCTGCTTGAGGTCGTATTCGGCGGCGGTGATGACGTCGGAAGGCTGCACATTCAAGATATCGTAGCCGGAATAGCGCTTGAAGGTGCTGTTTTCCTGGTACTGCAGTTCCTGAACGATGGTGCGGCCGCCGGAGATGGGCTTCTTGCGGCCGCGGCTGTTCAGACGGGTGAGAAGACCATTGTTCTTCGTCACGTCGTCGGCGACCGTGCCGCTGCGGTTGCGCAGCGTCGTGGTCACGATTTCAGAGAGGTTGGGCGAAATGGGCATTGATCATTCCTTTGATCAGACTTGACCGCGCGAAAAACGCATGGCGTCGCGCAGCGAGTCTCGGATTGAGGTGGGCTGGCCTCTTGCCGCATCGCGGGTCGGGCCCGGCGCGGAAGATCCAGAGATGGATCGCGAGGCGCGGCGGGCTTGATCTGCCGCTGCTGCCCTCTGGGCTTGCTGTTCTCGGACGGGGGCCTGTGCAGTCTGGCTGATCAACTGCTGGCGGATGTCCGGGCGCATCCAGCATGCGGCGTCGTAGGCGTCCTGAAGCGATGATGCCCGCCCTGCGTTGATAAGGGCGATCATGTCATCAAGCACGTCATCGGCGTGCGCGTTTGCCGGGTCGGAAAGGAAGGCATCGACTTGAGTTTCGGTGTCCCTTTTCCGCAAAACATGTTCGACCGTCGCCTCGACATTGACGTGTCGCGGCTGCGGTCCTCCTTGCTGTAGTCCGGGCTGTAGTCCGGCCTGCTGCGCGTTGCGCTGCAGGACCTGTTCCATCTGGCCATTGACCAGGGCGTGAAGATTGACCCCGGCCATCCTGGCAACGTGAACGACGGTGTTGACCGGATCGTGGATGAGCGCCTTTTCCCAGTCGATCGCCCTGCGCATGACATCGGCATGGGTCATGCCGGCCTGGCGGATGAGCGGCGTGAACTCCTCGAGCCCCTTGTAATCCTGCAGGACGCGAAAGCCGTTATCGACCTCCTGCTCCCGCTTGGTAATGGCCGCCTGCACTTCCGCGGGAAGGCTTGTAAATTGCGCCTTGGCTTCCGCCGACCAGCCGGGCGGAACCCGGCCGCCGATGCCTGCCTGCTGTTCCCGGGTCTGCATCTGGGTCTGTGCTTGGGGTGTCTGCTGCGCGGCGTTTGCCGCGGGCGCCTGCCCTGCCCTCGCCGCCGTGGCCGCTTGCTCCTGCCCCTTGGCCAGGAGGCGGCCGTTTTCCCCGTCGTGCGGCTGGCCGGCGATATCGCCCGGTCCACTGCCTTCGACTGTGTCGATCGCCGCCTTCAGGCTGTCGCGGATGCTGACTGGCCTATCATTCAGGGGCTTGCCGTCGAACACGCCAAAGTCTTCGCTGCCGTTGCCGGCCTCGTTCAGGTCTTCCATGTCCATGTCGGAAACTTCCTTTGTCGGGGATTGATGCCCTTAAAAACAAAAGGTTAGAGCGGTTTTTTCTAGGCGTTGTATTCGGCGTGAACCCGCCGCAGCTCCTTGCGGATCTCGTTGCGATCGGTCTTCGGCTTCTCGATCGGCTGCGGCTTTTCGTTGCCGATCTCGACCACGCCGGCCGCCCGGTAGGCGGAGCGAAGCTTGGCTTTCGAGGTGTAATGCCTGCCGTCATGCATCGACTGGATATCGATGCTGTCGCTGACGAAATGCGGCGCCGGCAGATCGGATTGGGCCGGGTTTTGCGCCGGCATGCAGTTGTGCGGCCATTTGTCGAGCGCGTGCCAGCCACGGCAGACGCGGCAATAGCGTTCTCTCATGCTTTCACTCCGTTCACTGATAGGCGGACTGCTGCACCTGGAACTGCTGCAAAGCCTGCGCCGCTGCCTCGCCGCGCGCCTGTTCCACCACGGCGCGATGCTCGATTTCGGCTTGGGCGACGCCAAGCTCGGCTTTGCGCTGTTCCGCACCGGCCTTCACTTGAGCCGTTTTCAGCTTGATCATCTGCTCGGCCGGCGGCTCCGGCGGTTGCTTCGGCGCGGTCGCCGCTTCGGAGAGCTGGGCGCCGACCTGCTCCAGCGTGCTTTCGAGCTGGCGCCCGGCCCTGAAGCCGCGGGCGGCAAAGAGCAGCGTCTCGACCATGACAGGCACCAGCATCGGGTTCTGCTGCGCCATGGCGCCGGCCTGCTGCAGGAAGCCGCCGATCATCTGCACGAACTCCATGCGGCGCTGCTTTTCGGCGTCCTCGTCGGGCTCGATGGTCGAATCCGTTTCGATGTCGATCTGGAAGCCGCGAATGCTGTCATTGCGGAGCAGCTGCACGACCTCGTCGATCGTCGGCTGCTGCATCATCTGCTCAAGCTGCGGCGGCATCTGCGGCGGCGGTGGTGCGGGTTGCCCCATCTGCTCCGCACGCGCCGCGGCCTGCTGTGCGGCCATCTGCATCTGCTGCATCTGCATTTGAACCTGCTGCTTCTCGGCCATCGTCGGCAGCTTGATGCCGCTGACCAGCATCAGCGTTTCCGGCTGGAACTGGTCGCAGATGATTTCGCCGGCTAGGCGGATGATATCGCGGGCGAAACGGGCAAGCTCGGACTGGCGGTCGCGGATGCGGATCGAGCCCCACTGGCTCTTGATCCGTTGCGCCGTCGCCGTCTCCGACGCCTGGGTATCGCCGCGGACGATGTCCGAAATGCCCGTGATCTGGTAGACGTCCTCGATCAGCTGCTTGCGAGCCTGGATGCAGGCGATGATGACCTTCTGCACCTCGTCGATCGGCAGCGTCACGATGGCTTTCGAGCCGCCCTTGTCGGTGAAGGCCGCCCATTCCGGGATCGGCACCATGATGGTATCGTTTTCGGGCCGCATCGCCTTCTCGATCGCCGGTGAGATCGCGCCGTCGCCGGAGGGGTAGAATACTTTCAGCCGCAGTTGGTCGGTCAGCTTGTTGACGCGCTTCGTCAGCAGATCGATCTCGTCGCATTGCTGCTGATAATAGACATAGTCGGGAACCGGGATCAGCGAGCTGGTCGACATCGTGCCATAGGCCGGGCGCGGGCAAGGCCAGAAGTGCGTCAGATCGAGCGGCGGCTCCGACACTTCGAGCGCCACGGGCGCGCCGTCGGCGATCCAGACGGTATAATTTTCGCTCTTGCACCAGATTTCCCAGACATGGGTCTTGCCCTCGTTTTCGGCGCGCTCCGTCTGGTTGGTGCCCTTGTTGCTGCCCGCAGCTTGCGCCTGGAGCGATGTCATCGCGTCCGGGCCGAACCGCTTCTCCATTTCCTCGTCAGTCATCGGCACGCGCCGCGCCACCCATGTCACATCCTTCCACCGCCGCGCCGGCGAATGCAGGAAGTCGGACCAGTGCACATAGTCGATGCAGACACGCTCGTCGCTGATCGCCTCGGGCGGGCTGCCATTCTCGCCCATGCCGCCGCCGGGCAAGCCGCCGAGCAAACCCGCGGGCAAGCCCCCATTCGTCGGCGCGTCGGAAGGCTGGACGCCCATGTCGAGCGGCTCGAAATCGGCCTCGTAGCGCAGCCACACCGTGCCGCGGGCACAGAGCAGGAAATCGTCACGCACCGCCCGCATGATGGAATCGATATCGGCTTCATCACCCATATAGGCGAGATTGCGTTCGACCAGTTCCGAAGCCATGCGCGCCACCGGCTGGGCGTCCTTGAAGCGACGCTCGACGACCGGCTGCGGCACCCGGGCGTAGACGGCCGGCTGCAGCACCGAGGTGTTCGCCCAAAGCATCGGAAACCTTCGCTTGGCCGCATTCGTCTGGTCGGACTGCTGGTCGAGATAGATCTTCTCGATCTTGACGCAGCGGTCGTGCCAGGATTTGAAATAGCGCTGGGCGCGCTCGAGCTCCTGCTGCCAACGGGCGCCGACTTTTGCCAGGTCCCATTGCTGCCCGCCCGCCAAAGCCGTTGTTTCATCTTCCATCAAACACGCTCGCTATATGCAGGGGTGGAATCGGCAAATTCGTTGAATGTCATCGTCTGGAAGGTCGGGAGGCTCTTCACCCGCGGCTTCAGCGTTTCGGGCGCCAGGCCGGTGAAGATGATCGCCAGCCCGCCGAAAGCGTCCGCACCGTGCGAGGCCCAGTTATGCAGGGGCTCGTCGCGGAAGACGCTCAAATCCTCGTCCCAGTCCTTGCGGTAGTTCCTCAAACACTTGATGCCTTGGATGCAGCCGGCCTGGTCGAACTCGATCTTCGCCAGAATGCGCCTGGTGCCGTTGATCCGGTCGTGGACATAGGCGCGCTCGATCTTGCGGACGGTGCCGAGACCGCGAGCCTTGACCTCTCTCAGCATCACCTCGATGCGGGTCATGCCGCCGCGCGTCCATTCCCTGACCTTGATGTCATGCGGCATGTTGTGGACGCCGTAGACATAGCCATGCTCGGCGCCGCGCCGTTCCAGCTCGTCGAGCATGCCGTCCATGCCGGTGCCGGTGTGCTCGAAATAGCCGATCATCCGCACACGGCCGGGCAGCACCTGAAACAGCCAGACGCTGTTGGTATCGTCCATGCCGATATCGGAAATGGTATGGACGGGATAACCTTCGACATGCGGGAAGATCCCGATGCGCTCTTCGGCATCGGCGACCGCCATCTGGTCGGCGTAATAGGCGCCCTCGACGCTCGCCTCAAAAGCTTCCGCCGGCGTCGAGGGATATTCGCGCTTCATGTCGCCGAGCTGGGTTTCGGCCTTCTTGACGTACCAGGCCTTCTGCCCGTCCGTCAGCGTGATGCCCTGATCGGCCAGGTTGCCGAAATATTTTGCGAAAGCATCGGTGATGATCACCCCTTCAGGCGCGATCGCATATTGCGGCTCCTTCCACCAGGGGAAGAAATGGAACTTGAAATCCAGTTCGGTGAGCTTTGCCGCCTGGCGCTGCTTGACCTGGCCATCTTCGCAGAGCGTGTAGAAATGCCCTTCCTGGCCCTCCGCCGTGCTTTCGACGAAGACCAGCTGGCCGGCCTGCACCGTATTCAAAGCGCCGGTGCGGACTTCCCTCGCCTTGTCAGGATATTTCGCGCAAAGCTTTCCATATTCGGAAATATGAAGATATTGCAGCGTTCCCGAGCGCAGTGAGGTTCCGACACGGATGCTCGAATTATTGCCAAGCAGCAGTTCGGTCTGGTTGGCCCTGACGACCGGCACGGCGTTGCGGATACCGTCGGGCAGATTGTCATAGGGATATTTGATCTTGTCCCTGAAGATCGTCTGCACGTCGCCCAGCGTATGGGCGATGGTGCCGGCGCGGATATCCCGGTTGAAGACGCAGGCATCGAGCATGAAGATCTGAATGAAAGTCGTGAGACCCAGCTGGCGGGCTTTCAGCAGCACATTGAGGTAATGCATCTGCTCGAAAAACGTCATCTGCGTCCAGTTCATCTCGAACCTGACGCGTTTGCCCGATTTGTCGGTGATCCAATAGAGGTTGTTCAGACGCCAGCGCCAGTCGGAAAACTGGTCAACGGCCGTTTGGAAGTCCGCGCGTCTTGCCATTGATATCTTCCAGCAATTGCGAAACCTCGCCTGTCACGATGCCATGGTCGGGCTCGACCTTGGAACCGTATTTCTTCGGCTTCAGCTTCTCGGCGACCCACTGGCGGGTGGCGATGCGAAGCTGCGAACGCCTTATCGCCTCGCCATTCTCCTGCCAGCCGGTGGTCTCGCCGCTCGCATTCTTCTTCTCGATCCAGTCGTCTGCGCGGTCATCGGCAATCTCGACCATCTCGTCGACAAAACCATCCGCCTGGATCTCACGCGCCAGGGCGTAATTGACCCGAAACGCGGCTTTGTTCTCATCGGCGAGCCAGGACAGCACGCTCGACATCGCCGGCATCTCTTCATCCCGGCAGATCGACCGGAGGCTTTCCCTGTTTGCTATGCGCTCGCAAATCCTGTCGGCAATCGCCTGAGTGAACTTGATCGGTCTGCACATATGGCCCGCCTTCTGGAGGCTTCTAGAACAGCGCGACGATATTGGATGCCGTGGTCCCGGTCAGTGCCACGATGGCAGCATGAACCGGCAGGATCGTCCCGGCAGGCACGTTTCTGAAGATGACCGGATCCATGTCCCGGCGCGGCGCAATGGCAACATCGCCCGCCGTGCCGATATAAAGCGCGCGCGCACCGACAATGGCAGTATCGTTCGGCGTCACCACTGCGGCCCGCGAGGCCGGAGCAATCGAAGGGTCCAT